ATCATCACTAGAAGCAATGGCTTCCATGATTGTACGCTCAACCTTAGCAAAAGCTAAGTCAAGTTCAGACTTAATAGCAGGATCATACTGACCAAGCATTGACTCATCCACTTGTAGCTTAAAGAAGCTAGTCTGTGGAGGAAGCAAAGCAAGCATCAGCTTAGAGGCAAGAGTGACTACACCTTTAGCACCAACTGATTGCCAAGGAGATGGCAAAGGTTGTGCTTGTTTAGTGAAGTCATCATCGTCACGAATGACATATGGGAGTGTTAGGTCCGCTGCCCTACGAGCTACGGTGAGATATTGGTTGCGGTCTCCAGTAAGGAAATCATACCGTTGTTTAGCTGACATTAGATAGTAAGTCCTCCAAGACTACCAAGTGCCCCAGCAAGTCCGCTAAGACCGCTAGTGAGTCCAGATGCAACGTTGCTACCACCAATGCCCATGTTGCTGCGTAGATAGTTACTACGTCCACGAGGAGGACGTGTAGCAGAACGAATACCACCAACATTATAGTTTTGTCCAGCACCATACAGACGCATTGGTTCTTGCGTTTGGAGGCTATTGATTGCTTGTTGAAGTGGGTCAAACATTCCTTGCATTTGCTGAGCAAACATGTTAGGCAAGTTGTTCAACATATCAAGGTAAGCTTGATCTAAATCCGAAACCTCTGTATCAAGAACAGTAGAAGGATCTAGGACGTTGACATTCTGAACAAAATCATCAGCACCACCATTCCTCAAAGTAGTGGTATCAGGTACTGTGGTATCAGTAGCTGTAGCTTGAGGGCGAACAGCAAGCCTACCACCACCACGGATTTGCATACCACCAGGAATGAATCCAGTGCCAGGTACAGCAGGACTACCTGCAGTAACCAAGCCTCGACCACTGCCAGCATTTGTCGTTAGCATAGTACTTGGTGTACCAATTGCTTGAGACAAAGCTTGTCCGATGTTACCAGTACCAAAGTTGGGTACTCCAGAGAAGTTTTGAGGAGGGGATTTAATTGCGTCCTTGATGAGCATGTTAGCTGCACCAGAGTTAAGCGCAATGGTCTGCTTCTCTGCTTCTTTCAGATTCTTATTAACTGTATCCAATTGCTGGATAATTTTTTGCATAGAAGTCCCAGTATCCTTTTGGATTTGCTGGATCTCTTGCTTAGTAATACCACCAGAGCCTGCAGAACGAATAGCTTCACGTACTGTAGGCTTTTCTTGTTTTGCTGATTCTGCTCTTTTTACTGTTTGTGATTTAGGAGCCATTGTTTTCTTCTGTGAGACGATGGTTAATCCACTCGACCACAGAACGTTGGCCAGAGCGGTACATTATGAGATTAGTAGGATCATCCGGGTGGGGATTAGTTGGTGGAAAGTTCTCATTAAGTTCAGCAATGAGTGAGCTTAGCTGGAGACCATGTGTCTCAAGCGTATTGAGGAAGATTGGGGTTTGCATGTTCGAAGAAAGCAGGCATCCTAGCTCGACGTGTGTCGGAAAGCTCAGGTGCTTTACCTTGATACATCAAAGAGTCGCTGGAATCCAGCCAAAATTTTTTGTCTAAATATTTATTAGAGGTATTTCTACCTAGAGGTTCAAGCACCCAATTAATGGTTGCCTTCCTAAGTTTATCGAGAGAAGGACTCCAATTGAGACCAAGCTCAGTACATACCAAGCTATTCGCTGCCACATGTACTTGCTCATCACGTGAGATATCGGCGCTTACTGTTCTGAGACCAGCATCACCGTTAAATCTGAAGAGTGGGAGGAGCACAAAGAAAATTGCACGCTCGGCAACCAACGCTTTGAGGATTGTGTGATCTGGATGAGCAATCCAGGCGTCCCTAAGACGCTTCGCTTCAGCTTCAGCCTTTTCATCAACGCCGATAGCGTTGGCGATGTAACCGAGTGCAAGGTCGTGGTTTTCCTCGTCCTTGATATTGGATTGAAGGAGATCCCTCGCCAAGTTTGGAACTTCATTCTTCAGTGCATCAGTAATAAAATCTCCGACAGGAAGCTCCATATGTCGAATAGCTAGGGCACGGTAGATTGTTTCTTCCGCACCTTCAGCAAGCTTCCCAGCTGTGGTCTGTACCGGAGACCACTTCCGTTTACGATTCAATAGTTTTTGATAGGGGTTCATTCGCCGCAATTACAATCAGGAGCAGGATCATTAAGAAGAGACTCCAGGTATGCGGTAACGTCACCATCATCTAATGCGGCATATGCATCAGACTTATCTTGAACGTCGCCCATAACCTGAAGCGAATAGTAAAGAGAAGTCTGTGGACTTGCCAACCAATCTTCGATGAATTGCTCATCATAGGTAACCACATCTGACCAGCTGTTGAATGAGTAACCATGCAACAGTCCAGTGCTATCGAGAAGTCGAACGATACCGTCAACTACTCGCTTGTATGCATCCCAGCCAACTTCTGACGCGACCTCTACAGGACCGTAGTCGAAGCTCTGGACGCCAAAGGTTCCGCTATCGCGGTCTACTTGACGGGCAATGGGAGGGGCGATCTCAGGGGTGGTGGTGTACCCATCGAGATCAGTGTAACGATAACTACAGGAGGCTGTAGGAGCGATTGCAAAGGCACGTTCCATACGATTGTACTTAGCTACCTCTGCAGCGGCTTGTACGCCCGCCTGAAGCTCTTGGGCGATCACATAACCAGGAGTAGCAGGGTAAGGTCGGCCACTATTCAATGCCTCAAGAGCAAGACCGAAATCATTGTAACTTACACCTTGCTGTCGGAGAAGGTTGGCAAGTCCCAGCATTCCGAGACCGACTTGGCGATCAGTCTCTGAAGGGAGGTACTCTCCGCTTTCTCCAACATTTGTTTTGCTGTGTAGGCTGCACAGTTCGGACATTCCTTGTGCAAACGCACCTCGAATTTCATCGAGTTCGCATCCGCCGAGGTTAACATGTTGAAGTAGACATGTCCCTCGACTGGGGAGGTATACCTCCAGGCAAACGTTACCCCGGATTCGATTTCCATTTTTGTCTACCTTAGTTTTGTTAAGCCAAATGTCACCCTTCTTGATACCTTCAAGTAGAGCAACCTTTACTTCTTGGCTAGTCTCTTTCCACCAGTGGTCGTTGATGTTAACACAACGCTTTACCCACGGCAGTTCACTGCGACTAGCAGTAATGAATTCAAGTACATCAGGGTGGCTCAAATCGAGATGACACACTACAGCGCCATTTTTATAGACACCCCCACGACGAAGGATCTCATTCAGTGTAGAGTAAATTTTAGCAAAAGATACAGGACCAGATGAAACTAGTCCTTTACCATTCTCAGCTCCTTTGGGTCGCAGTTTGCTAAGGTGGACAGCAACGCCTGCACCGTATCTGAGTGCATGGCTAACGAAACGCCAACTGGCTTCGATTCCATTTTCTCCTTCCATCGTGTCTTCCACAACGAAGACGGTACAGGAGACAGGCAAGCGAGAGGTTGGATCATCAATCCAGGATTGTACACGACCAGTACGAGCAATAAGTTCTTTAGGTGGTTTCGACATTATCAAACAAGATCAGTAAGGTTTGGTGGTTGATAGTTCGGTCCCTTCAAGACCTTCCCATCTTCACGGTAGATAGGATTACCGCTATCGTCTAGTTTAGACAAGTTACTTTTGTGAACACGATCCAGAGCTTCATCTAGATCCCATCCAAGGTTAGCTGCGTACTGGTAACACACATAGACCAGATCAGCTAGTTCTTTTAGGCAGTCAGCAGAGTTAATGGTAAGACCCATGATCAGCTGATTTTCAGCATCAAGGAACTCTTTAAACTCTTCAACGATCAAACGCCTCTGCAAAGTCCGTGAAGCTGGCGTAGTACTGTTGCTCACCCGGAAACTTTTCCGGAATTCTACGGCTTGCTGCTGACGGGTGGAGGATGTCATTTTCTAGTTCGTTTTGAAGGTAGTGGATTGCTTTGCGAAGATCGTCACGTTTGCTGTCTTTATAGCCAGCTCTGCAGATGTATTTAATTGCGTTACCAAGGTGAAAGTTTAGTCCTTGGTCTCGAACGAAATCCCAAACTTGGATACTACCTCGTCGATAGTATTCTGGTCCGGTTGTGTTTGTGGGAGTGGCCATTTAGAAACAAGATTAGAAACGTTGTTGCCTAATACGAAGCATTGCTTCTGCAGAGC